CCGCAAACTTGGCCATGCGAGTCTCCTTGGGGAGGGATTCTACAACGAACGACGCCGGTGAGGGGGATCCCCACCGGCGTCCAGGGTCGTCAGGCGGCGCCCGTGGCGTCGCCTCGTGATCGGCCTACTGGCCGATCACTTCGATGTAGGCCGTGTAGGTGCTGAGATTGGTCAGGGCGGCGATTTCCGCCCCGGCCATGTCGAACACCTGGAAGGCGTCGGTCGACGGCTCGTAGCGCCCGATGAGAATGGCCGTCCCGTTCGACAGGATGAAGCCATTCACCACGAACACCTTGCCGATGCCGAGCGCATCCTTCACGCCAATGTCGCCGCCGGTCGTGTAGCTCAGCGGGCCGACATAGGAGCAGAGATACCGCCGAGTGGTGGCCCCGATGTCCTGGGGCGCCTTGCCACTCTGCGTCTTGTCGAGGGTACCTGCGAGCATGGATCCCCCTTACGGATTCTCGTCGACGTCGATGTCGACGAGGCCGAAGTGGCTCGTGGCGGCGCCCGCCGACATGCCGATCTTCGGGTAGGACGACGCGGTGCCCGCGGCCAGGCAGTCGGCCTTGGCATCGGTCGCGCTCGGCGTCACGAACAGACCCGTGGCGTCCGGCGTGGCGGTCGGCGAGTCGATGTAGTTGACGTTGCCGAGGCCCTTCACCTGGATGCACACGATGTTCTGTGCGGTGACATCCGCCGTGACGGGTGCGGTCGCGGCCGTGCACTGGAAGACGCCAGCGGTCTGGCCGCGGCCCGGCGCCGAGGCGCTGGTCGTGACGAGGTACTTGGCGCGATCCTTCCACCAGGCGACGGCGCCGGCATACGGGAGCACCGACATCGTCGAGTCGAGCTGGACGACCTGCCACCCTTTGGCGCGGTTGGAGTCCGACTTGTCGACGAGGATGGCCCGCTGGCCGAGCTGGCCCGGGTAGACGGTCGCCGCGCGGTTCTCGGTCTGCGGGCTGCCGCTGACGAGGTACAGCGTCTGCTGCGGGAAGTTGTTGGGCATGATGTCCTCCTTCTCCCCTTAGCTGGTGAGGCCGTAGAGGCCCCGGTTGAGGCGCGGGCTGCGGCAGGTGAGATTGCCGCCGAAGAGAATCTGCCCGCTGACCTGGTTGTCATCGCGCGCGCCCTTGAAGCCGGTGAAGCCGAAGGCGAACTTGGGCGAGGCCGCGATGTAGAGGCGGAGGTACGCGTCGTCGCCCTGGGGGCCGGGATTGAGCCACCAGAAGGTCTCCGACGTGTTCGAGTAGTTGCCCAGGTCGGCGTCATTCACGCCATCCTGCCCGGGGCAGTACTGGGAGACGACGATCGTCGCCTGGTTGAACTTCAGGCCAGGCCAGTTGATCTCCGGGTCGAGCACGTCGATCTTCTGCTGCGGCGTGAAGGTCTCGGCGATGAAGCCCATCTCGCGGTTGGTCGTGATGCCGAGCTTGGGCCGTTCGGCCCCGATGACGCACGACATGTACGTCTGCTCGAGCATGCGGAAGGACGTCGTCGCGATGTTGGCGCCGATGAGTCCGGTCGGGCTGTTGAGCGCCGGCGAGACGGCGGCGCGCGTCTGCAGGCCGTAGCTCGGGAAGGTCTTCCCGCTCCAGGTCGCATCGGTGCCGTTGGTGAACGCTTCCTCGAGGCCGTTGATTTCGGCCGTGCGGTCGACGCCCCCCACGTTCTGGCCGTTCTGGAAGGCGGCGATCTCGAGGATCGCGCTCATCGTGAGGGCCGCGTTCGCCATGTCGACCTTGAGGGTCGAGAAGACCGCCGTCGGGCCGGCCATTTCGACTTCGAGGTCTTCCAGGAACTCGGTGATGTTCACCTCGTAGTAGCGCGGGGTGAACTGAATGCCCGAGCGGGTCTGCTGGCGGGTGATGTTGAAGGTCGAGCCCTTCTTGTACGCGCCACCCTTCAGCGCCTTGAACTCGTAGTTCTCCTGGATGAGCGGGCCGGTCCACTTCTGGTTGAAGCGGGTCTTGAGGTACGCGATGAGCGGCCCCGCCTTGAAGTAGTTGTCGACCACGCCGCGATTGATCTTCTTGGTCGCGACCGTGTTGACTTCGTCGAGCAGAATGTTAGCCATGCTGAGAGCGCCTCCTGGGCGCGGTCAGCGATGGGAAGGCCCGAGCGAGCTAGTGCGTCCGCGCGGCGACGAGGGCTTCGTACTCGGCGACGGCGTCTTGCACCAGCCCCGGCTTCCCATCGGAAATGGGAGCCAGCGCGTCCAGCGGCGAGGGGGCTTGACCGTTCACCGGGACGATGGGCCGATCGGCGCCGCGGCGGCGCTCTTCCCCGAGGCGCTTCTGCACCTCGGCTTCGATCAGCTTGGTCCGGTCGGTCGTGGCCTTCTCGTCGAGGCGCTCCTTGAAGCGGGCCTGGTACACCCCGTCGAGCCCGAGCTGACCCACGCGCGGGTCGGTCACGAGTTCACGGAGGTTCAATGCCTCGCCAAAGGTCGCCAGATGCTGGTCGCGCAGGCGGTTGGATTCGAGATAGAAGGCCAGCTGGCCCTCTTCCCGAAGATTGAGGGCCTGCTCAAATTCCTTCTTGCGAAGGACGTCGGCGGGGACCTCGGGGGTCGTGGTCGAGCCTCCCTCGGGGGTCCAGCCTTTGTCGAGCGCGGCGGCGCCAAGTTTGGCGGCGGCTTCGTTCTGCGTCCACCAGGCGTCGAGCTTGGCTTGGTGGTCGCGGAGCCGTGCCTCCGATTGCTTGACTTCGTCGAGCGCGCGCGAGTGATCAGCCCGGCGCAAGGCGGCGTTCCCGAGTTCTTCGAGCGCAGGCGCAGCCGCAGGGTCATTCCAGATGGCCCGAGCCGCGTCGGCTTTGTCCTGGGGGAGCTTCCCGAGGACGGTTTCAAGGACGGATTTACCCGCCTGGAGGAGATCAGCCACAGTCTACCTACCCTTGCTGGGGCAAGCGTGGGGGGCCGTTCTGGTCGATCCCACCGCCGGGGAATCCCGGGCCAGTGGAGGTCGGAGAGGTCGGCCCCGCGCCGGCCAGTTGGAGTTTGCTCATTGCACTTTGGAGGGCCGTGAGGACGGCCGCCCAATCTTGGGCCAGGTCTGGGGTCGCCTGGGCGAAACTGTTGAGGGTCTGCACCATCGCGTCGGCGGCCGACTGCATCCCGGAGAGCATCTCAGGCGGCAGCTGGGCCGAGGCGATCGGCGGCGCCATCTGCCCCATCGGGGGCATCGGGTTGCCGTTCCCCTGGCCGAGCGACTGCGTCATGGACGGAGGCGGCCCGTCGAGTTGATTGGCGCCAGGCGTCGTCCCGGGGACCGGGAGACCCGCGCCGACTGAGCCGCCGCCACCGCCGAACATCTAGCGCCGTCCCTTCATGCCGCCCATCGAGCGGCCGGGGGAGGTGAGCGTGCCGGGCTTGGCCGGTGGCTTCTTGCCGCCGGGGGTCGTCGGCTTCCGGGCCGACGACAGAATGCCCGTCGGGCCGGTCGGCTTGTCCATCACGGTCGGGCGAGGGGTCGGCATGGGCTAGCGTCCTTTGCTCATCGACTTGGGCGCGGCCGGCGCCTTGCCGCCGTGCTTGCGCGCTTCCGAGAGGCTGATCGCGATCGCCTGCTTGCGCGAGGTGACCTTCGGGCCGCCCTTGCCGGAGTGCAGGTCGCCCGACTTGAACTCTTTCATGCCTTGCTCGACGGTGGAGAACGGCATGGCGGTTACCGCTTCCCGGCGATGCGCGAGAACGACCGCGCCTTGGTCGCCGCGTGCTTCTTCACCGCGGCGTGCAGACCCGGCTTGCGCTTGATTTCCTCGGCGCGCTCCATGGTGCGGACCCCGTCCTCGACGTCGTACTTGTCGTGGCCGTGCAGCTGCGGCGGCTTGTGGTCCATGGGCATCGAGGCCATGGCCGCTACCGCTTCCCCGACATGTGGCCGGCGCCCATCGGGTGGTGGCCACTGGCCTTGTGCGTCGCGTGCTTGCCCGACTTCCCGCCGCGCTTGCCGCCCTTGTCGAGATTGATCGCGGGCGCCTTGATTTCGTTGCCCTTGCCGGTCGGGCCAGGAATCGTGTGCAGCGCTTTCCCGTAGGTGGGTGCAGCCATTGCTAGCGTCCCTTCGCCATGGGCTTAGCGCCCTTGAGAGAGTGGCCGGAGGTGGCGGCCGACGCCATCTTCTTGGCGCCGTACTTTTTGCGCCCCACGGCAGCGGCGACGGCGCCGGGATTACGCGCGCCGGATTTCGCGGCGGATGCCTCGACGGCCTTGAAGCCTTCGTACGCCATGGCGGAGGATTGTGCGCGACCGGTAGTGGTGCTGTCAACACCGGCTACTAGGTGCCGGGCCCCGGCTTTGAGTTCTCCCCGCGATCGTGGTGACTCTCGGTCACCGTGGTCCGGCCGTCGGATTTTTGCTCCATCGCCGGAGGCGCCTGACCGCTAGCCTTGCGTCCTGCTGGACTGGCCGTCATCCCTATCCCCAGCATCCCCTGACATTGCAGCCGCTCGACAATCGTCACCGGCTCGCGGATCTCGAGAATCTGGCCGCTGGCCGGGTCGATGGTGTACTGCTGCGACAGCTGCGCCGCGAGCGCCGGGTCCTGCTGCGCCTGGAGCATCACCTGCTGGACGATCTGCGGGTCGAGCGGCTTCAGCGGCGGGAGCGGAATCTTCGGCGGCGCCCCAGCGTTCGGGATTTCGAGCGCCTCCCAGAGCGACCACACATCCATCATGCCCATGCGGGAGAGCTGGAGCTTCATCAGCTTCCCTTCCATGGCGTTGAGCGAGAGGATGGAATTGGGCGCCAGCACGAAGACGATCTTCTTGTGGACGCCCTGCGCCCGCTGGTCCCGCGTGAGCTGCGCGTCGATGAGCGGCGAGTACCCGGGCGTCCCCGGCGTGAGCGCCGGGACGAGCACCTCGGGGTCGAAGTCGAAGTCCTGGAGGAGCGTGCCGGCGTCGCCGAGGATGGTCACGCGGCGGGCCGACGACTCGTACTGGAAGCGCAGGACTTTGGACTGCTCACCCACGTCGCGGAGAAACGCTTCGACTTGGCGGCCTTCTTGACGCAGCTCGGGGGTGAGGGCCTGGAGCGCCTTGTCGATCGTGTCGGCGGCGGGCAGCTGCCGGAGCGCGAGAATCTCCTGGAGGTTCGGCGTGCCCGAGAGCGAGTCGAATCGCTGGAGGAGGAACTGGATGATTTCCAGCGAGAGCTGCATCACCTGCGGCGGCGGCCCCTCGAGCGGCTTGAACCCTTCCTTGCTGCCGGTCGGGTTGAGCTTCACCTTGCTGCCGGGCCGGCGCGCGTCGTACAGGCGCATGAAGGATTCGGAGACCGCGCCCCGGTCGTAGACGACGGCTGGGTCCATCCACTTGCGAATGCCGAGCAAGACGTCCTGAATCGACTGGTTGATCCCGTCCTGCATGGGAATCAGGTCGTTGAGGAGCCCCTGCCCGAGGAAATGCCAGGGGAGGTCCCACATCTTGAGGCGACTGACCGGGTACTGGCCGTGCCAGTACGGGGAGGGGCCGTCGTAGAGGATCTGCTCGGGGGTCGAGACGACCATGCGCTTGTACGGGTAGAGGTACCCGCCGGGCGGCACGATGTACGACCAGGACGCGCCGGGCGTGCCCATGGGAATCGCCTTG